GGACGATGGTGCGTAATCCGCGAAAGCTTTTGGCAGCGGTCAACACCAGTCACAAAATCCAAAGTCCGAAAACTCGGGCTTTCTTCATCCAAACGGTGTGCAAAGGAGAAGCGTCTCTTCTCCGTGGGTGTCCAGTAGTGCAGGCAGTTCTGGGCGCCTACGTTGATTTTCTTGAGACGCAGACCACCAAAAATCAAAAGAAAAAAGAGTACTGTAAACTAGCAATAGCTGACGCTTACCGATTGCGTCAGTGGTTGCCGTCGAACTGGACGGTCAAAATGGAACGTCCAGTCACTACCCGAGCGCGTGAAAGCTTTGCGCGCGCCTGGGATATATCGGTTGAAGATCAAATCCGGTACGAAGCTATCCTTCCCTTGACAGAGGGCTCTTTGAGCAGAGAGATTGTCGGAGAGGGGGTAGATGTCCAGCGATGGCTCTACCCCTGGCTCAGGCAGGAGGAGTGGTAGGGATGGGGTTGGGGAAAGGACCAAAACGGTGGCTGCTCAAGCCTCAATATTTCCGTGCTAACCAAAAAGCCGACAGACTGCACGGCTCCGAAAATTACCCCGATGTACAGTCGCCCAGGCGTGGGGGATCCCATACAACGTAAAAATAAGGCGAAAATAAAAATGAAGAAAACTGTAACTTTCCAAAAACAGAAGAAGAACCAAACAAAAGCACGCCGACGTGCAACTAGGCGCCCTGGCGTGGATCTCGAGTCGTTACTCGATCCATTCCAGACGACGGAATTCAAGTGGTGTGATGAGAAGACGACTCCCAGTGCGACCTTTAGGTCCACGTATAACGGAGTTCTCAACCCGTCAACCAATTCCGGCACTAGCATCGCTCACGATACGGCGCTGTTTATCAGCCCCAACCCGCAGATCGGTGCGTTTGTCGCCCAACCTGACACTCCTGGTGATACTCTCCAGGATCTTAATCATCTAGGAACATCGTATGTCAGGAACATCCTCCCTCTCAATGAGGCAGCACTCAGCGCGGTTTCCGCAATGGTGCGCTGCACTGGGATGGGTGTTCGTATTAGTTACAACGGCACTGAGCTTCAGCGCGCTGGCCAGTATTTTGCTGGCCTCGCGCGAACGCTCAACACCCCGACAGTCGTCGGAGCAACTGGGACGCTCATGTCTCCCATTTCAACGGTAACCAAGAGCAATTTGTTCTATGTTTCCACATCGGATCTCATGGGGAACCTCAACCGGCTGGCCACAGCCCGCATCTCGGAAGAGACATTTGAAGCCAAATGGTCACCAGCAGGCGTCCCCCAGTATATGCTCATTGGGCCCACAGCTCCCGTTCTCGCAACAGCTGCTGGCGTCCAGCCCTCCGGAAACACCCCGCTCAACAATGAGCCAGGGAATTCAGGGGTCGAGGTCGGTCAGAATTGGCTGGTTGTCGGCATTCGTAATGATATGCTGGCGGCAGCCGCAGCGGTCGGGAACGAGTATGAGATCGAGATTGTCTGGAATTGGGAGTATGCACCCAATGACCCTCGCTCAACGATGGTCACTGTTTCGCCATCCCCCTATGAGCCACTCCGGCTCGCGGGTTATCTCAACACTTTGCAGATGCATCCCATTATTCGCTATCGTCAGATTGCTGACTATACGCAGTNNACGGACGCAGACGAAGCTTTTAGTTGGGAACNGGCGGCTCAGACCACTGGTCGGGCGGCTCGCGCTATCGCGCGCGGATTTTACCGCGGCGCTCTTGCGGCACCAGCCATCCGGCCATTCCAGCGGCGGATTGCTTATTGAGTTCTTAAGGGGGCAGGCGGGTTGACACCTAGGGATTAATCACCCCTCCCCTAAAATGCTGATTCGTTAGATGGTGGTCTTTAAAACCATCGCGTTGATTTAATGTTTGAAAACCTAACAAGGTTATTTTGGAGGCCAGCAAAACTGGTCTTCGATTTAGGGCAGTCCAGGCTTCACAACCTGAGGAGCGTTTAGCGAACTCCCCCTGATTAGTCATTGTGCACGTTCCAATCGTTGGATATTGGTGGCAAAGAGGAGAAATGAAAACCCTTAAATATTTAAAGTTTAACCTCAATTAAAAATTTACAAAAACAACCACCATGGTCTGGCCTGCTGTCACAGGTCGGGCGAATCCATAAGCTGTAAGCAGCCTTTGTACCGCGAAGAACGCGGCGGTCCATCGTATTTCTTCACTCTCCCATTCGTGGGGGAGTTCGCTAAACGCTCCTCAGGTTGTGAAGCCTGGACTGCCCTAAATCGAAGACCAA